CGAGATAGGTTATCACTTTGTGATTTTACGTGATGGATCTTTACAAAGAGGTAGAGACATTAATAAAGCTGGTGCTCATGCATTGAGAAGAAATGAACATTCAATTGGTGTTTCATTTGTTGGTGGGATTAACTTGACTTCATCCGAAGCAAATAGACTCGGAGGTTATCAGGCTGTTGCGAGCAACGCAAGATATGCTTCTCCTGATAGTTTAACTGACGCCCAGTTTACAACCTTTGATATGTTTATGGACTCATTCTTTAAAGCGTTTCCATATGGACAAGCCTTTGGGCATAATGATACCGATCCGAATAGAAAACCAGATCCAGGATTTGATGTAAGAGAGTATTGCAAAAACAAATTTAACGTAAATGTATTTGCTTCACCCTATCCTAATAACTCATATAGCTTAGATGCCTTGATCGCACTAAGTAAAGAACAGAGGACTGCATAATGGCCGAAGATAGAGATGATGAATTAATTGGTGACGAAGCTGGTGAAGTTTCTCCTGGCTCGTTCGATGATCCTTCTGGTGGTTTGCCTCCAAAAAATTATTGGTACCAGTCATCCTTAAACAAAGGATGGAGAGGTTCCAACAATAAAAAGCTAGGATATTCTGGTGCTGGCGGTAAGAACTTAGAAATCACTTCTCCAGAACTACCGACACAGCCCACAAAGAGTGACATTAACGAAACTCCATCTGGGCATATTATTGAATTTAACGATACTCCAGCTGGTGAACGTATTCTGATTAAACACAGAACCGGTGCTGGCATTGATATGCTACCGGATGGTTCTATTGGTATCAGTGTTGGTAAGAGCCATATCATGACAATTAAAGATGATATGACAATCGTTGTGAGTGGTAACGCTTCATATGATTTTAAAGGTGACGTTGATTTTAAAGTTGGAGGTAACTTCAATGTATCAGCTTTGAATATGAATGTAAACCTCAAAGGTAACCTTACAGAAACGATTAAAGGTAACCACAGAGAAACCGTTACGAAGAACAAAGGTACAGTTGTTCAACAAAATAAATCGGAAACAGTAATTGGTTCTAATACAATTACAACTCTTGGTAACACTACAAATATTACAAAGGGAGCAGTGAAGCTTGCAGGTGAAGGTATTGTTTCAATCCATAGTGGTAATATTCTTTATATGACCGGACAGAACTCTACTGATATATCATCTCCAAGTGCTAACATTGCAGCCGATTCTTTATTACTTATGGGATCTACCGGAACTATAGGCGGTGAAGGTGTCGTAGTGTATGGTAAGGGTGCTACGTTTGGTGAAGGTGTAACTGCACCTACTTTCCACGGAGATCTCGATGGAACAGCTGCTCTTGCTGTTCAAGCTGATGTCACTAACTCACAAAACTATGCTGACCCGGATCCTGGTGGTGGAGTCGGTTCTGCTTCTGGATATTCTGTAACAGACACAGCAACTCCTACGACAGTTCTTCCAACTTCTGCAATTCTTTCTGATTACTTAAATCAGGGTGGCAGAGGTGTTATGAATGTTTCTATTGATGATACAGAACTTACAAACGCCTTTAATAAAGCCTCTGAAACAGGTGGATTATCTACTACAGACATGACACCCGAAGAAATTAGGTCTAAACTAAGAGATCCAAACAATAGAGCGAATGATCAGTTTGTATCTAATGCTGTTGCTTCTGGAAAACTCAATTCAAATTACGCTACAACTACGCCTCCTAGTGTCGGACGAATTTCTGGATCCTCTGGTACACAATTGAGAGGTCAAGGTAGAATTGGTAATAGAGGAACAAATAACTTTTCTGACTTTACACCATCTGGTATTCCTGCAAGAAAAAGATTTGTACCTGATTTGAATTATGTAATTTTAAATACAGATAACGTAACAAATGCAACTAAACTGGCACAAGGTATCACGGTTTCAGCATTCTTGTCTGGTAGTGGCGAAGTGTCTAACTTCAATACAACAAGAAAAGAAGACAGAGCAAAGATTGCTCGAAACTTACAGGCAAATGCTTATGTGATGAAGTGGGTGAACAATAATCGTACAGCAGGCGCATTTGCGGACTATACATTGAATGTTGTTGAAGGTTATTATGTTCCAGCTGCTGAAGAAAGTCTAGAAGCAGATGATATCAAAGATCTTGCAACAAAGGGAAGAGCTGTTGTTTATGAGTTGATTCATAATAATAGTGGAACAGTAGATGATAGAAAAACATTTGAGTTAGCTGTTTATCTGAAAGACATTATTCAATATGATAAGTTGATTCTTGACTACGATAACTATTCACCCGATGGATCCATCAACGCTCAGTTAATTGTTACTGTGCCAGAAATTAACGAAACATACACTACAACCTTTGAAAGACAGATTGAAACTCGATTTAATAATGCTGTACAGAGTAATAGTGATTTTGTTGAAATACAAACAGCTCCGTAAATCATTATAAATAATACGAAAGAATAAGAGAATCTTATGGTCAGTAGAGCATTTTCAGTCGAAGACGGTAACCTTTCCTCAAAGGCACTTGTTACGACAAGAAATAAAACTTATAAAGACATCGATCTGACGTTTGCAAATCGTCCGAGTGGTGACGTATATAAGAAGACTGATGCTGCTGCAGTAAAACAGGCTATAAAAAATTTGATTCTTACTAACTTCAACGAGAAACCGTTTCAACCAAGATTCGGTGCTGGTATTCAAGGACTCTTATTTGAACTCGCTGATGATGAAACTGCGGAAGACATTAATATTCGTATTCGTCAAGCGATTGAGAACTATGAGCCAAGAGCAACAGTACGTAGTTTAAAGGTTCAAGCATACGTGGACAACTATAACGTTCTAATCACGCTTGAGTTTCAGGTTAAAAATACAGAAGAAATTGTTGTACTGGAAACGACAATAACAAGGTTAAGATAACATGGCAACAAACATTACATCTACACAACTTGACTTTGATAGCATTAAGAATAAGTTAAAGACGTTCTTTGCTCAGCAGTCAGAGTTTGAAGACTACGACTTTGAGGCAGCTGGTTTATCTAACTTGCTCGATGTTCTCGCTTACAACACTCACTTCAATGGTTTGGTTGCTAACTTTGCTTTGAATGAATCTTTCTTGACAACAGCTCAGCTACGTTCTTCTGTTCTTTCTCATGCTGAATCACTTGGCTACACACCAAGATCTAAGACATCAGCGACTGCTTACTTAAACCTTCAGATTACCAACACAAACTCTGGTAGAAGTGGTACAGCGACTCTTCCAGCAAACACTAAGTTTAGTGCTACGGTTGATGGTGTATCTTATACATTCCAAACTCTAGTTCCATACACTGCCACTGATGATGGAAACGGTGTTTATCGTTTTCAGACAGGTGCAGGTTCATATAGTATTCCTGTAATTGAAGGTGTATCTACAACAAAAACATTCTATGTAGGTGAAGCTTCTGAAAGACAGCTTTACATTATTCCTGATGAAAACATGGATTCATCTACACTTGACGTAAAAGTATATAACAGTGCTAACTCAAGCGAATACACGCAATACACTGATTTAGATGAAGCTTCTTCTGTCACTTCAAGCTCAACGTACTATGATATTCATGAAGCACCGAACGGTTTCTTTGAGTTACACTTTGGTGATGGTGTTACAACTGGTGTTGCACCAACAGCCGGAAACAAAATAGTTGTAACATATCTTTCTTCAAATGGTGCAGCTGCTAACACTGGAGCAACGTTCTCTGCGCAGAGTACTATCTCTATGGATGGTGCTTCTTATTCTCTATCAGTTTCAACTGCGGTTGTAGCTACTGGTGGAAGAGCAAAAGAAGACATCGAAACCATTCGTCAGAACGCTCCGATTGCATTTGCTGCTCAACAAAGACTTGTTACTGCAAATGATTATGAAGGCTTGATTAAACAAAACTTTTCTTCTGTGAATGACGTGTCAGCATGGGGTGGTGAAGATAACGATCCACCAGAATACGGCAAGGCTTTCGTCAGCTTAAGGTTTGCAGATGGTGTAAGTGCTGCAGCTCAACAAATAATTAAAGATAGTATTGTAAATGATTTGACAAATAATCTTTCAATCATGTCGATTGATACTAAGTTTGTTGATCCGACTACAGCATTTGTTGGTTGTAGTATTACGTTCAACTATAATCCAAACTTATCGACAACACCTGTTAACTTAGTTGAATCACAGGTGATTACTCTTGTACAAAATTACTTCACTGACAATTTAAAAACATTTGGTGGAATCTTTAGGAGATCAAATCTATTGACTGCTATCGATGATCTGTCTCCTGCTGTCTTGAACAGTAAGATGGATGTAACCGTAAGACAGTCATTTACTCCAGAACTGAGTGACACTCGTACCTATAATATTTACTTGCCGATGGAGATCGCAGCACCGGATTCTCTAACTGCTAAAATTACAACAAACGTATTTACATATGACAATAAACTATGTACAATAAGAAACCAGCTATCATCGACTAAACTGCAAGTTGTAGACATTGACGATAACGTAGTTGTTGACAACATTGGTTTGTATTATCCTCAAACTGGTAGAGTTAACATTGTTGGCTTTGCTCCAACTGCGATTGCGGTTGGTTCACAGATTCAGTTAACAACAATTCCAGCAAACCAGTCAACAGTAAAACCTCTGAGAAATTATATTCTAGACTTGGATCCAAATAGAACATCCGCTCGTGGTGTGCTTGATTATGAAACAACCACAACGGCTCTATAATGAAAACCCTTACTGACTTTAACAGAACGGATATAAACTTACACGAAAGTAAGATAAGTGAGGTACTGCCCGAGCACTATCTCTCTGAGTATCCTACTCTTATCACGTTTCTTGATAAGTATTATGACTTTATGGATTCAGACGCGACATATAACTTTGCGGCTGCTATTCATGACATGTACAATGTTCGTGATACAGAAGGCGCAAAGATTGGTTACATTGATAATATTCTAAAAGAACTTGGTCAAGGCATCTTGAACCAAAACTTCTTCTTAGAACCAAGATTTGCGATGAGACTTATAGCTCAGTTCTATCGAGTCAAAGGTTCTTTATACTCATCCGAAGGTTTCTTCCGAGCCTTTTATAACTCACAGGTTGAAATTTCATATCCGAAACGAGACATCTTTATTGTAGGTGAATCTGAGATTGGTTATGAAAACCAAAAAGTCATTCAAGACGGTGCTCTTTATCAAATCTATTCTATCTTGGTAAAATCAGAAGTGCCTATTGCCACATGGCGTGAATTGTATAAAGCATTTGTTCACCCTTCTGGTTTCTATCTTGGTGCACAAACATTGATCGTTGGTATTGCTGACCTCGACCTTGAAGCAATGCCAGATAATATTCCAGACTCTGCAGATCCAATATATACTGGTGTCGGTACTCTTTCACTTACTGGTGCTGCTGAAATGACAGGTATTACGACATACGCAGACTCTGAAGTAAGGTTTACAATTGGGGAACAGATTAACGCATACAACAGCATGACAATTGAGCAGGCTGCAGCAATGTATACAAACATTAAAGATACTATTACTGAGGATGGATTTACATTCGATGAAGATAGTGATGTTGGTGTACCAGCTGCAATGAGAATGTCTAACACAATTGAGACAACTGACCAAGCAAGAAATGAGCTTTGGGATAGTGATTCTGATGGTTATGCACTTCAAATATCATAAAAATCTATTATAAATAATGTAAAGAAAAACGGATTCTAACATGACAAGACAATCGATTAGTAGAGGCACATCCGCAAATGCTGGAGATGGTGATACACTCCGCGATGCAGCCCAAAAGATTAATCAGAACTTTGTAGAACTTTACCAAAAACTAGGTGGAGACAGCGATGTCTTGTCTACCAACGTAAGCTTTACGAGTACAGGAATTGTTTTTGAAGGAGCAAACGCGGATAGCTTTGAAACTATATTTGCTATCACCGAACCAACAAAAGACAACACAATCACTTTTCCTGATTCAACGGGTGAAGTCATTATTTCCACTGGTGATCAAGATCTGTTTAACAAACACCTTTACAACACTAAGATCGATGGCGCGCTAAGACTGCATGGTGTTTCTGGTACTGGTTACTATAAGATTGCCTATGAAGGTCAGGTTGATTCTGATACAGACTTGAACGTAAACTTCCCAGCACTTGCAGATTCTGATACGATTGTGTTTGCAAACCATGCAGCTACACTTACAAATAAAACACTCACATCACCTACGCTGAGTGGACCAGTCATTACTTCTGGTATCAATGATGCAAACGGCGCAGAGATGATTCGTTTCACCGCAACAGCATCTGCGGTCAATGATATTTCAATCACAAACGCAGCAACT